AACGTTCAGGAGTGGAGATAGGATAACCACTCAGAGTGTAGGTGTAAGCGAAAGCAGGGTTACCATAGTTGGCATCAAGTGCTGGCATGAAGCCATCGGTTGAGGCCGAAGGATGGTAGAAGAGAATTGCGGTGTTGTTGTAGATGTTCTCAAGAGCACCGGTAGACTCATTCAGCTTAAGGCGGCGAGCAACGCGGATCTCGTCCAGACCAAAGATCTGAGCAAGAGTCTTCTCGTCGACAAGCACACCACGCTGCATGAAGTCGCGGATACGCTTGTTACGCTTCATAGCGTTGAAAGCATCGGGTGAAAGCACCAGTTTGTTGGGATACACACCGATTTGGCTACGCACCTGTTCCTTGGCGTCATCCATCAGCACTTCCACGTCGGCGGTTGGGCTGTTGAATTGATCCGCACCACCATTGTAGGTGGCAAGGTTCAGTACGTTATTTGTTTCGTACTGAGCAGTGTCGGTTACCTGAGCAGCAACTTGGACTTCCCAAGATTGCATGAGGCGATTAGCAGCGTCCTTAGCAGCAAATTGACGAAGATCAATTTGAGCAGCGCCATTTTTAGCCTCAGCAGCGATCTCTTCGGCAATTTCCCAACTGATCGCTTCCTGACGGAGAGAGAACGAGCGGGTTCCGAATTGATTCTGAATTTTCTGGATATTGGTTCCAGGGGCACGGAGGAACGACTGAGCCGCAAAAGCCTCCTTACCAAAAACAAGAGTACGACCGGCGCGGGTATTCATAGATACCGCGGGAGCGAAGAAGGTGGCGACACCCTCCGCGTTTTTGTACCCTTGAGCTAACTGCGTAAGAATAGGGTCAATTACGCGTACCTGATCAAGATTCATCATGATGGTTTTTCTCCTTTAGTATCAAGCAAGAGCAGCGCCAGCCTCGTTACCGAGTTTGACACGTACATAAGATGTCTCACCAGCGCCTGTGCTCGCGGCATCGAGAGCACGGCCGAGAACAACCTTGCCGGTTCCAGCAGCGCCAGTTACGGCTTGGCCGGAAGTATTGGCGAAGATGGGTGAGTCGACAACGATGGTTTGAGAGGCGGCCACTTGAACGATAACGATACCAGTGGTCACGATTGAAGCCAGGCCCTGGTAGGGGAAGACTCCGGGTTTGTAGGGAGTGGTTGAAGGGTTGAGTTGACCTTCATACACTAGAGTAGAACCGTCATCTACTTGGTAGCCATTGGCGGTTAGTTCGCCTTGGCCATAAATGCGGTATACATTCACACCAGCGGCATAACCGTTGGCAGCAGGATAAGCGCCGTCGCGCTTAACAAAACGATGGGCCTCGACACCAGTGGTAAGAGCAGTACTGTCAGTAACAGTAACAGTCTCAACGTACTGGTGGTCAAAGGACATGTAACGTGGGTCTTTAGCCATGTGTTAAATCTCCTTATGAGTTGGATAGAATAGCCTTTAAGGCGATGGTGTAATCAACGCCCTTTTCCTCTGCGTATTCCAGCGCTTGCACGTGGAGTTCAGCAGTGGCAGGGTCGTAGATGTAACCGTCGGCTGAAGGTTGTGGTTGCTTTTTGCTCTTAGGAGCAGAAGCAGGGGTGGCGAATTCTTCAAAGCTTACCATAGAGGGTAGTTTCCCTAGGACGCCTTTGAAAAAGTCAAATTGAGAGGCTTTGCCTGTCTCGGAAAAATTCACCGAGTTTTTGTTATTGAGGGTTTCCATGAATCTCACAAGATCAGTCTTAGAGACGATTTGCTGAGTCAGTTTACCTTCACCATAGAGAGTTTCACAGAAATCAGAGATTTCTTTCTCTCTCATGAGTTTTTTGTGTCTGGCAAGTTCCTCTTCCAATTCGGCTACCCGGGTTTGAAGGTTATTCTGTCCCTGATCTCCCATAGCAGTTTCGCTATGATCCAGAGTTCCTGTAGCCTCTTGTGAAGTGATCTCTTCCGACATATCACTCTTTTTCATCTTCATCTTCATCTCATCTTCGTCCTCGTCTTCTTTACCTTCGGCACAAGAAGCAGAATCCTTCTCACCATACACCTCAGCGCCCTTAGGCTCATCGGCTCCTTTTACGTCCTCGGAAGAGGGTTGACCAGCATCACCAGGCTTTTCACCTTCGGCGACCTTCTCTCCCATGTCCTCGGTTTTTTCTTCCTCGTCCTCTTTATCATCTTTCTCACTTTCTTTCCCTTTTTTAGCCTCAATAGCCTTTTTAAGTCCCTCAGGCATCTCGCCATAAGACATTCCTTGATCCTCCATCATAGAGGCAGCATCAGTTTTAAGAGCTAGAGCCTTAATTAGCTCGTCAATTTCGTATTCTGAGGCGAGTTGGGCGATTTTTTGATCGTCTCCTTCCATATCACCCGATACATCATCGGTTTCCATTTCAGGCCCTTCATCGCCTTCTTCAGAAGGCTCATCAGTGGGCATACTACCAGTAGCATCATCAGGAACCATGGATTCATCACCACCCTCTTCAGGCGCTTCACCATCCATACCTCCATCTGCGTCAGTCTCATCCTCTAGACCTAGGTCGTCGGTAGAGTCATCAGTCATAGCCGCATTAGGATCTTCAGTATCTGAATCTGATTCCATACCGTAGTCCATGTCGTACTCGGCGGGGGCCCCAGTCTCAGATACTTGATTTCCGCTGTCGTCATATACATTAGCTTTAGGTGTGTTACCACCACCACCAATATTGATATTGACCGTCATCCCACCTCCGTCGGCATGATCGACTACCGAAGTAACGGGGGCTTCTGGTTTGGTTTTCTTCCTAGCCATAGTTAGATTTTTTCCTAAATGTTCTTTAAACGAAATAGAAGACTCCCCTTCGGAGGGGGTAATTGTGATCGTTTCTTGTTCGGATAGTTCCGAAAAAGCAGTGAGTCCTTTAACCGCCGGAATCGAAACTAAACCAAGATGGCGTAGGGAAAGTTTCCCAGGTGTAGGATTTGTTTCGGCTTCTGGTAGATAAAATGAACTACTTACTTTTTTAAACACCCCATCTTTGATGAGTTGTTCAGCTTTGGGGGTAAGTTCTACCCTCCCCCAAAGTTCTTTACCTTTTCTCCAAATTTTACGCACCCAACCAAGAGCTGGAGTGTCGTCTTGCTGGTCATGACCAACAATTAACGGAGCTTCATGGTGAATGGGGTCGTATGACCCCACTACTTGATCCAAGTCGTGCTCAGTAAATACCAGTTTCTGGCCCGTAGATGAGATCTGCGGACCAGCTCTGAACATCTCGATAAAAACGACCTTTTTAGGTTGTTGTTCCGAGAGTGGTTCTTTTTGATTGAGTACGAATTCCTTCATTTATCAGAAGACGTTTGTGGTATTTAGAAGGTAATTAAATCTCTCTTGGTTTCTGGAGAAGGAATCGCTCAGTTGAGCGACTTGTCCAGCAGGAGTTCTCACAATAGTAACGAGTAGGCGCTCCAGCGTTGGGCTCGTAGCTACATACACGTCAAGTCTTACCGAGCCATTCTCAAGATCATTTGTATTGTTATTAGCCGATGAGCATACAACAAGGTAAGCTTGTTCGGGTCTAGATCCAAAAAGTGCTCCCTGACGGAAGAACTGACCAAGAACTTGAGAAGCAATAGACTTCACTCTGGCATAAACTGTACCGGCTGAATCGATTTGCTCGAAGAGAATATCGTCGAAACTACGACCCAGTACGTCGATTAGGACGTTAAGAATGGCACGGGTGTTTACGTACTTGAAGAGTGGGTTGGGTGAGAGTGTTCTGGCACCCCAAGCGACAATGCCGCGGTTAGGGAGAGAACGGATTGGGTTGAGTCCAAGAGCGTAAGTAACCTCTTGTTGTTGAGCGGAAATATCGAACTTAAGTCCAATAGCGCCGCGGAGTGGGTAGCGAGCACCTGCGGGTGGTTGCTGGAAGCCCTCATTGATGTATCTGGAGCAGGCAATGCCGGCTACAAAGCTCGAAGGAGCGATGTAACGATCATCAACGTTCTTGATGTAAGGGGCATAAGGCGCTGCGTGACCAAAGGGAACCCCGACAGCATTCTTGATACCATAGAGTTCATCTTGAACTTGGGTCAATGAAATTTCATCAGAACCAAGGTCAATTAGAGCAATGTGTTGTGTACCGACAATTCCTTCCGTGGATCCTAGTTTACCTTCGGCGGCTTTGACTAGCGTTTGAGTAATTTTAAGACGTTCTTGACGCGCCTCGTTCTTACTTGCAAAATCACCCGCTCCTACCTCATAGGAAAGAACAGTATAGGCTTCAGGAGCAAAAAGGAAACCTGGGGAAAGGATTCTAGAATCCATACCCTGCTCAATAGCATATACAAAGTCATTAGCTTTGGCCGTAGCTGTTAGCTTATATGACTCATATCCAGGATTCTGATCTACAGAAACCAGTTTGATAACATTGTCATCGCTATTCCCGAATCTATTACGCCCAGGATTTACTGGAGAAGAAACGCCGTTATTAGAGGTGATCTTTACTCTAAGAACGTAGTCGTGGGAATAGAAACCATTAGGAATTGATTTATCCAAAGTGGCAGAGGTTGCCACAGTCACTGT